ACTTTCATAACTCCCGCTTCGGTGTCTAACATAGATTTAAAAATACTTCTACTTAATACCAAACCATCATCTGCTGCTGGTTCCGAAGACTCAATTCCACCCATAAGTAACTTCACAAGTCCGGTTGAAATTTCTCCGAATGTGGCATTTAAAATATAATTTATTCCTGTTTTTACATGATCCGCAGGTTTCGTACCATCCTGCTGATAATTAATATCTTTAACATCTTGATCTGGTACTAAAGTTGTATCGGCGGTAGTTTTACCAAGATCATATCCTTTAAATCCAATTTCTACTACTCCAAGAGGACCTATAAAAAGTTTTGAATTTCCAGTAAATACTGCCCCACCAAGTCCCATATGTTACCTCCTAATCGGTAATGATGATTAAATTAAACGAAAACATTTCCATATTTTCTTCGTTTGCTCCTAAATATCCTGGAGTTTGTATTGGCGATATTTGATAAGTCTGTATCGCAGGATATACAACTCCGTCTACAGTTATTTCAGGAAGTAAAAGTCCAAGTCTATTTTTTAATTTTTCATATACATCTTCTATTTGTTTTTTAGCTACATTTACACTCTTTCCTCTTGATAAAATTTGCACAGCCCAGTCTGTTCTATCATACCAGTGTTGTGGTTCTCCACCAGTTTCACTTATCATTATTTCATCCTGATCAGAGTCAGGACTAAATCCATTTACAACAAATTTAATAGTTACAAGATTTACAATTAAATACTGAGCAAGATTGTAAATCACATTCCTACCTCTTTTTTGAATTCCATTCCAATCACTTTCATTAAATCATTTCTATCTTTTTGTAAATGTTTTTCAAGCCATTTATTTCCAGCATTTCCAGCTTGAATTGTAAACTTTCCCCAACCACCTTTCCATTCATGCATTTTTGCAGCATAGTCAGTATTCCAAGCCCAAGTAATAATAAGTGCTGTAATAGCTGCATGACTTGTTGCAGGTGTTGGTTTTTCTGGTGCTCCAGATTTAATATTAATTGGAAACGTGGTTACTAATTTATTCCCTACAAAAGCAGATGACGATCCTCTTAAAACTCCCCATCTTATAGGTGGTGTTCTTTTTTCTAATTTACTACCTGCATTTGCCCAAGTTAAAAATTGGATTGCTGCTACTTCCATAGCTTTTTGAAATATTTTTGGACTTTGACGCTGCAATCTTTTCAAAGGGGCAAGTTTCATAGTCATTTTAAGTTTTGCTTTTATCAACTTAAAATCTCCAAATGACTACCGCCAAAAGCGCCAATTTGTGAAATAGACTTAACTTGTCTATCTTTATCTGTTATTGAAATTCCATTTTTCTTTGTTATCTTAATACGATCTCCTTCTTGAATACTCGTCGTATAAGGAAGAACTATTTTTCGTGCCGGTTTGATTGGTTGACCATCAGAACCATATGTAATTTTATCGTCTTCTTCTACATATGCATCTGATAAAAACAGTGTTCCGGGTGTTTCATTTCTAAAATTTGCATCTCTTGTAATAGGAGTTATTTGTACTTGATCCGTAAAATAAATACTCATGCAACTTTAATTCCTTGAGTAATTAATCCGCTTTCAAATGTTGGATACATTAAGTGCAAACAATTAGGATGAAACGGCGGACTGTCAGGTAATGGAGGAAATACTGGGTGACTTCCTCTTATTGAATAAATATTTCCTTCAAATGGGATACAGATTCTAGTAGTTGTATTATGAGACGATACTTCAACAAGATCAGTACCATAATTTTGTGATTGTATTAGTGTTGCTTGAGAATGAGCTTGATGAAACTTTGTTCGTGCTACCATTTCTGCATAATAATGAGGACGGTACTTATATTTTCCTGCTTGAACAAAATGTCTTTCATCAACCATTTTCCATGCAGGAGATTCAAACATAGATTTCAATAATGTTTTTGCTTGCCGTAAATTACCCATTTCAAAACCTGCACCAACTGCAATATTTACTAAAGACTCATCAACTAAAGTTTGCTGAGAAGCAATAAACAAATTCTTGAGTAATCGTCTTCCTGATAAAGACGATGATAAAAAAGATTCAACTCCACTATTGTATAATCCGAACACGATTTGTGTGCTCGCGCTCGAAGATAGAAGCTGTGTTAAACCTTTTTTACCGGTCTCAATAATTGCTTTTGTTGCTGTGATTCTTTGTTTAATCAAACTAAGACTTCTTTTATATCGTGCTGGAATTTGAACCTTTGCCCAATCAGCAAACAATACATTCATTTCCTTATACAAAAGATTTAACTTAACGGTTTGTGTTCGCCAATATGCTGTAGACATTTTAGCATTTGCCATAGAATTAATCATTAAACGATAAATATCATCTTCAACTTTTTTAAGTTTCTTAGCAAGAGGCAAATATCGCTTTCTAAAATCTGCTTCAAAAGCAGCAGTTTCAGTTCTCGTTATCATAATGCCCTTTTAGCTCAACAAATACGTTTTCTGCACTATACATACCTAATGAACCGATAATATGATTAGGAATTTGTAACTTAGCAATATTTAATTTTTCTCGTTTTTGAGAAAGTTTAAAATCTTCTACACCCGTTGACATAGCTGCACGTCTTTCATTTAATGCATTATAATGTTCAAGTAAAAAGAATGCAGCTTCTATCTGAGCATTTTTAACATTAGCGTTGGTCAGATTTGGGGACAGATTTAACTGTGGTGCATTTAGTAGCCAATAATAAGCGCTGATTAAGAGACTATCTTTTGCTACTTCTCCATCTCCATTAGTTTCAGAAAGCAAAAACCATGCCTCTGCGTTTATTCGATCAGCTAAATATGCATCAGCTTCAACAACTGTTGCCCAAGAATTCTGACCAACGCTTAATGCCATTATTTTCTCCTTTTAAGCAAATGCTAATTCTGCAGTTTGATCTGTATCTCCTACAATTGCACCAAATGCAGTCCAGTAGGTTCGCAGTTCACTTAATGTTTCAATATCTTTTTCACTCAGACCTAGTTCTCGCAAATATACAGAGTTCTGAATTTTATTTCCAGGCAGTACCATGACTGCTTTATTTGAAGGAATATTTGAGTTCCAAGTATATCTTGGAGATACGTTATATTCTACAATTTGTCCTGCGACTGAACTTGCAGCTCCGGGTTGACGACCGCGGGTAATATCCGGGGAAGTTGCACGGAATGCTTGATTCAATCGGGCTTTTATTAGCGGAGACGCATAAATCAACATAGGTGCATTAGCAGTATCTCCATATCCTTTTTCTTTACAAGCAGAACCAATTGTTTCGTATCCTTTATTAATTGTTGCAATATCTCTTTCTACGACCGGATCAGTTGCAACTCCTTGCCATGCAATTGCTGCACTTAGAGCTGCAGTTGCCAATAGGCCGTAGTGTGTATCTGCCCAAAGATTGTTTAGTCGAGCACGAACTTGTCCCATAAGATCGACAAACATGTAGAGTTTTCTTCCTTCGATCATCTCCCATGTTATACCGATACCCATTCCGTACTTGGCAATCTTTGCGGAAGTTTTTGTTCCGCTAATTCCATAAAATCTTATTTTTCCACCTTCTGGAATTAGATCAAACGTAAAACCTGCTTCTACGTCTGCAATCTCCCATTCCAACTGACCTTTTCTTAATAGGATTCCTTTGAAGGATTCCTGCCAAAGTGTATCGAAAATTGGCATTACTTGTGTAACATTAAAAACGTCTTTTGTCAAAATAGGTAGATCGCTTGATCCAGAAAATGCTTGTATAATTCTATCTTGATCATTTTTTACAGCAACTGTTTGCATAAAACTTTGAATCGCTTTATGAAAGACAGCTCCTTGTTCTTTTCTATTTAATACAATTCCTTTTTTCTTATCCAGAGTATAATCTTCCTCTGAATGCTCCCTCATATGAAGGAGTAAATCAAATGCTTTATTAAGTTTTACCATATTTATATTACCCCCTCACCTTAAGCTTTTAAGAAACCAGCGAGTCCGTCGAAGTTGATGAACGCTATTACGACTGCAGAAGCTACGTCTTCGAGTACCCATCCCACGAGTGTGAGTGCAGTCGCGACGTTTGTGAACCAATTATTAGTTGGATCCCAATACACCGCTTCTCCAGGAGCCCAGGTTTCTCCCGTATTTTTAGCTACTTTACAACGATCTGCTTTTACAATTAAAGCCGCGGCTTCATTTGCGGCAACTTGCGTTGCTGTATGATCAACCAAGTGAAATCCAACAGCTTCATTATATACGATAACTTCGCCTGCAACAGCTGCAGAAGCGGGTACTACACGAAGTTCTTCGTATGATTTGCTAAGAAGTTCACATTCTTTAGCCACTCTTTGTTACCCCCAATTCTTTTAAAGCTTTATCTTCCATCGATGCGGAAGGATCTAATTCCTCTTCTTCGCCTTCTTCACTTTTCTTTTCAGTTGTTACTTTTCCTGATTCTTTGTCACCAAAAAGTCTGGCAGTTTCAGCAAATTCTTTTTTTGCATTTTCTACAAACTCTTTAATACCATCATCATCAAGTTTTTCTAATGATTCTGGTTTAAATCGTCCTGTAATAAATGTCTTTTGTTTTTCTGTTAAATCTTCCATAAAACTATCGAGTTTTTCTTTACCTTTTGTAATATCAAGTTGTCGAACTGCTTCTTTACTCTTGTCTTCAATTTCTTTACTGTCTTTTTTTAATTTCTCATTTTCAACTTTTAGTGTTTCGTTCTCAGTAAATATTTTACTAAAAGTTCTATCATTTTTTATAGCATCCACATCAAATAATTGGTGAGGATAAATATTCATTTCGCGGACTGCTGCTCTAACTTCTTCAAAAGTCATATGCTTTTTCTCCTTCGTTCTCGAATTTTGCCCACTCTCGTCGAAACACTGAACTGTGCCTAATCTTAATGCTCCTGGAAAAGCAGGATTTTCTGTATCACTACTTGCAAGAGCAATTCCAGATATTTCGTTTACATCTCCAACTACATTTTCATCGTCTGTATATATATCTGCTTCCATCGAACATATATCCATTTCTTTTACTTTTTCTTCATTCGGAAAATGGCCAATAATAATATGAGAAAGACGTCCGCCAACTTCCTTTACAAATGATGTAAGTATTTCTCCAACAGACTCACGTCCTTCCTGTGCATTAGTTTCGCCATGACCGAGAAAGAATTTTGTTCCTTCCTTAATCTTTTCCGCTATCCTCCGAATCACTGCTCTCGGCCACTTCAGATTTTGATTGCCCTCCCCGAGAACTTTCGGACGACTCATCCCTTCGTGAGCTAAAGTGTACGCTTGGAGAATTCCTTTCCCCTTCAAAGATTTTAGCTTCTCCTCCGGGATCGCTTTTTTTAATTCTTCGGGACTTAGGTTTAGCTCCAAGGCTTGTATATATACTTTCATCAGCCATCCCCTTCAAAAACAAATCTTCAAGATATTGCGTTAATATCGCAAGTGTTTCTGAGTATTTTTTTACTGGCACATTTAATGTGATCATTCCATTATGTGCAAATGGAGGATCGTCTTTTTTCACTACTTCTAAATAATTTATTTCAATTTTTGCATTATCTCCTGATCGAAAAATCTTTGCATATATGCGCTTTCCATCAGGGGTAGAAACTTTTAATGGACGTGCATATCTTGATGCCATTTAATCTTCCTTATCTACCTCTTTTTCTAAACTTTCAACCTGTTTTTTTAATTCTTTGTTTTCAGTTCGAAGTGTTTGAATTTCAGACAGAAGCTCACGTTTTTCATTGTCCTTTTTTTCTGCTTTTTTTGCCTCTTTTTCTTTAATCCCCAAAAGTCGTTTATACTTTTCAGGATCTTTTTTAATTAAATAATCTTGAACTGTGACTACTTTACTCATTCCTCTTCCTCCTCAAAATTGATATTACTTTGTTCGCCTTTAGCCATAATTTTTTCTTTTTCTTTTTCCTCTTCGTTTTCTAATGCTCGTTTTGTTTTTAAAGGATCAATTCCTGGAAGCATGTTACGATAATCGTCAATAGAAATTGCCTCGTCCATATAAGCAATTTGAAGTCCTTTTACTCTATTAAGGAATTCATTAAAGTCAATTAATGGAAGTCGAACTTCAAAGTCATAATTCAATTTTGAAATATTTTCTCCTCCAGCATTAATATATAATTCTTGTGCTTTCATAATCATACTGTATAATGAACTTTCCCAAAATTGACGCTCTATGATTGTTGCATTTTTTATTAATTCATATAACGATTCAGCTGTTGATCTATTCGACATTAAATCAACATAACCCAACCAGTGAACAGGAACACCTGTTACAGCAGAAATGGTTTTTATTGTAGATGTCAATTCAAAAGTAAGATTTTCATGTGCTCCTGTTTTTGGTACTTTATAGTCGAATTTTGCTTTACCAATAAAAGCTTCGCCGATCTTCCACTTCATTTCATTTAATCGTATTCTTAATGACTTTGCTTCACTTGCGCTACTTACTTCCCAAGTTGGAGTAATTCTTGCAAAGATATGATTATTACGTCTCATATCCTTAATAGCGCGATCATAGTTTTCCATATCAGTAAGAACCACTCCTACTTTTGTACACGGTCCTTCTGTATTTCCGTCATCTCCACCAGTACGAATATAAATAAAATTTGTAAAATTTATAGACTGCCATCCAAAATCTTTTCTAATTAAAATATCTAAAACCTCATCTTTTAAACGTTTATCTTTAAAAACTGGTTTAAAAGGTTCTAATATTGTATAAGGAAATCGAATTGTTTTTATAAAAAGAGACTTATCAAACCACTCAGTAGGTTGAAGAATAAATAATGCATGACCAGCCATTTCTGATCCTTTTACTGCATTAATAAAATTTGGCCCTTGTAAAAGATTACGAGATAAAAATGTTTCTATCCAATCTGAAGTTTGTTCATCTTCACAACTGATAGAAATACCTTCTCCTGCAATAAAAGCAGTTCGCAAATCAACGACTGCACGAACTTGCTGGTTACCAAAAGAAGATAAACCGCTATATTTTCTATATGTTTCCGTTACTTGTGAATCGTATGTATTATACGCATTTGTTGTTCCAGGAATTGATATATTAAATCTAATTCCAGTAAACAACGACTCAATCATTATAGAGTCTCTACTTCCTTCTGGTGTAGCTCCTTGTATCTTAATTTCTTTTATAATTTGTTTCTTCTTACGTCGAAATAATACCATGATCTATCCTTAAACATCGACTAAGAATCCAGAAAAATTACCTTCTATTGTTAATCCTATTGCACTACTGTGAAGCATAATATCATATCCTTCTAGTATTTTCAGAAAATGAGGAGCGACGAAATGATCAGAGATATGTGATCCAACTGCTGTTTCATATCTCATGTGACATAGAAATCTGATATGAACATCTGAATCATTTCGATAACTCAGTTTACCATGACCGTTTATAGTTGTTTCACTACAAAGAGAAGCTTCCTGAAGATAGAGAATCTTATTTGCAGGTACAGTATAAAGAATTTTATCTTCATTTGTTGCAGTATCTTCTATAACAATATCTTCTCTGGGACCGTGTATCTCTGACATAGAGTCCTCCTAAAAAATATTATGAGTTAAAGTTTCTGCCTTGTCTGCACCAAAACTCATATCGTAATATGTCAATACAAGTGCATCAGCACGATCAGGCGATTTATGAATTGCTGTACAGTGCTCTTTGAATTTATCTTTTGGTTCTATTTTCATTACTTCATAACCTCTACGTCCTGAGAGATATCCATATTTTCGCTGAATTAATTGATTACGAAGTTCTTCGTCTTTCGGAATATCTGCCTGTTCCGAAATATCTCGAAACTGAAAATACATTTCTGTAACGGTATCTTGATAGTGTTCAGTATCAACCGGCGTTCCACCAAAATTAATACGATTAACTAACCACCCATCTTGTTCTAAATAATCAGCAATTCCTTTTCCTAAATCTCCGTTATCAATATTAATTGAAATTGATTTTTCAATTGTAAATGCTTTTAAATGTTTAACGGTGGTTGGTTGATCTTGATATCTACTAAAGTATTTATCGATGATTTTTAATCCGTGCCTTTTATAAAAAACTATTTCGTCTCCACCTTGATGAGCAATATCTGCTCCTACAACAATTGCTCCTTCTCCATGTTGAATAAAATTATCTTGTGCTATGTCTACTAATTCAGAAGGACAAACGAAAAGATCACCAGCAGCTCGAAGTTCACCTTCCCAAATATGTCGTGCTTCCTCCTCGTTTCTTCGATAATCAGATTCTCTTTCCATTGTCAAAGATTTAGTAAACCAAGGATTATCACGCCAATTTAAATAAAGTACTTCTGCATTTTCATCTTTGTGAAGAACATAGTCAATATAAATTGGATCAGTCTCATAACGCGGATTAAAATCCCACCATATGACAGATTCATTCTTACGAATTGTCGGTCGGAAGATGTTTATTGATCTTCGGGATATAGATTGTGCTTCAGCAACCCAAGCGATATCTGCACCTTCAAGAGATTGAATTGTATCAGCATTATAATCTTGCAATCCATGGAAAATAAACTTTGTTCCATTCTTACCTTCAATTTCAAATTTCTTAATACGATAGAATCCCTGAAGTTCCTTGTTTTTGATTGTATCGTCAAGGAGCTTCTTGACGGAATGTTCAATTGACTTTTGAACTTCACGAACACAGATGATGAATTTAGGTTCTGCCATTCCTTGTGCAAGAAGAACTCTTGCAATACTCCAACTGGCGCCTTTCCCTCGTCCACCAACTATAATCCGATGACGTTTATCTGATTGGAGAAGTTGTTCGTGAACTTTACCTACAATCGGTAGATCAATTGTCGCTGTCGGCACTTGGATTTACTCCTCGGAGTATAACAGATTTTGGAATATCATCTTTCTCGATAATCTTATTCGTTTGAGAAAAATGCTCCGGAAATCTCCTCTCCAGGAGCCACGTCGACATTCGAGGATTAATATCTGAATGTACTGCGATGTTTGTCAGATGGCGACTAATAAAGTTCGCGTCCATTTCTGCAATCATTCTTTTTACTGCAGGATCGTTTTCAAGTTCTTCTATTTCCTCAAATTCGTACCCTGCAAGAATAGCTGCAGATTCTAATGGAACACCAACCTCAATTTGTTCTCGCAAAACTCGAATATCCCCCATCATATATATAGTATCATATATACTGCAATTTGTAAACCATAAAATGAATTTAGATATTCGAATTTATAAAACGACTTTGAACAATATTTTGATAGTTTACCTTATAAGGGTAATCGTTCAGTAGTTTACCTTATAAGAGTAATCGTTCAGTAGTTTACCTTATAAGGGTAATCGTTCAAAAATTCGATAATTATATCACACTGATATCTCCACAATAGATCAACGTAGTGCAACGTTCGAGAAGGGACTCCATATAATTATATGGAAACCAAAATAAAGTGTCGCTACAACGATCTACGACGGTGCTCGATAATTCATTACTATATATACATATATCCCCCTCTATATAACAATATTCTTATGCTCACTGTTTCCTCTGCGGCGGTCTGAATAAAAATAATTGTTTATACTGTATAGACTTATAATACAGGGGTCGCAGAGGAAACAAAGGAAACTCCTATTCGAAAATTAAAAAAGAAAAGTGATCTTTGATTCGGATTAGGTGTTTCCGGTGTGCCTCAGACTTTTAATTCATTGT